GGCCTAAAAGGATTTAAAAAATGAAGCGCAAATCCACAGTAAATAAGGCGGGGAACTATACCAAGCCAACCATGCGAAAGAACTTGTTTAACAGGATTAAATCTAGCGGTAAGGGGGGCAAGCCAGGTCAGTGGTCTGCGCGTAAAGCACAAATGCTTGCGAAACAGTACAAGGCAAAGGGTGGGGGATACAGATAATGCCTTTGGCAAAATCTCAACGTAGTCTTAAATCTTGGACTAAACAAAAATGGAGAACCAAAAGTGGTAAACCCTCGACACAAGGGGCTAAAGCCACAGGGGAACGGTATTTACCTTCCGCTGCCATTAAGTCGTTATCGAAAGCGGAATACGCAGCGACAACCAGTGCTAAACGAAAAGCAACTAAAGCGGGTAAACAAGTTTCCAGACAGCCCAAAAAAATTGCACGAAAAACCAGACGATTTAGGAAGGTGAATTGATGAAGCGGGAAGCAAAAGCTAAAGTGAAAAAAGTGGCGGCTGGTCTACGCAAAGCCTCTCGCTCCCACGCAAAGCAAGCAAAAGTTTTAACAAAGCTAATAAAGAAAAAGAAATGAACAAAGATAGGTTGCGCGAAGAAATAGCCGAAGATGAGGGCTGCAAATACGAGGTGTACCTTGACCATTTGTCGCTACCCACTTGCGGAATAGGGCATCTTGTTTTGGAAAGCGATGAAGAATACGGCAAGCCAGTAGGCACTGTCGTTGAACAAGAACGAGTGCGTCAGTTATTTGCTTTGGACATTGCTGTTACTGTTGATGAGTGCAAGGTTCTTTATCCAGACTTTGATGAGCTTCCAGAAGAGTGCCAACATATCATTGCTAACATGATGTTTAACATGGGTAGACCTCGCCTTAGTGCTTTTAAAGGCATGAAAGCTGGGGTTGATGCAAAAGATTGGGATAAGGCTGCTGATGAGATGGTAGATAGCCGTTGGTACACACAAGTTCCTAATCGCGCTAGAAGGCTCGTAGACAGGATGAGGGCGTTGAGTGATGGCTAAGACCCCTGCGTGGCAAAGAAAGGCTGGGAAGAACCCTAAAGGCGGTTTAAACGCCAAAGGAAGGGCATCAGCTAAAAAGCAGGGGATGAACCTTAAAGCACCTGTGAAAAAGGGTGACAACCCTAGAAGGGCTAGTTTCCTAGCGCGTATGGGTGGTATGAGAGGGCCAGAAAGAAAGAATGGTAAACCGACAAGGTTGCTCCTTTCTCTCAGGGCATGGGGTGCAAGCAGCAAGGCTGACGCAAAGTCGAAGGCGGCAGCAATTTCCAAGCGTAACAAATCAAAGAAAGGAAGATAATTATGCCGATGGGAAAAGGAACTTATGGATCAAAGGTAGGCCGTCCAGCAAAAAAGCTAACGGCTAAACAAAAGACATTGCCAGCATCCTTAAAAAAGAAAATTATGAAATCAAAAAAGAAATAAAATCTAAGGTTAAAGCAGAAAGTCATATCCATTAAGGATATAGTCACATAAGCAATCAATAACATATGGCTCAGTGAGCCAGCCGCTTTTCTCTGCTTCAAATGATTTTATGTATTTAGGCTGGTGG